TGCTAATAAAAAGTATGGTCTTGTAGACAAGGCTAAGCAAGCACTAGGTATGAAAAAAGGCGGTACTGTAAAAAGAACTGCTAAGAAAAAGTAATACACTTAAACTACTATAGTCCAGGTACTTTCTGTGCCTGGATTTTTTATTTAAACAATATACATTTAAACTTATTTTGTATATTTGTTGTAAACCAATAACTTAACCAACATGGAAAACCAACAAGACCAAGAAAATCTGGATGCTTTAACAGCAGAACAATTGCAAGCTAGAAAAGAAGAGACTAAGAAATTCTTTGAAGAAGCAATACCTTTTCTACAAGCTCAGCACACATATGAGAAACTGCTTGCAGAAATTGCAGAGTATAAACTTAAAAGACTTGAATGTGATCATCAACATGCTGTTGCTATGTATCATATCCAAAATCCACAGGAATTAGAAGAAGACAGGGAAGAAGAAGGACTTAGCCTAGAAGGAAGAGTTAATCCAGAAACCCAAAAAAGAAAGCTTAAAAAGAACTAGTCATGGCACTTGTTAACCAAGTACAGAAGAGGGTAAGAATGCCCAAATGGGATGTTGTAAAATTTCAGATAATGACTCATTGTTATATTAATAAGATAGCAATGAGTGAGTCTGATTTGAATTGCCTCACTTTACTTAGTTTTAATGAGCCGCTTGAACTTACTCATTTTTGTTATGATGCTTCCTCTGAAGAAGACTGGATATTCAAGTCTCCTCAGACAGTAAGAAACTGTATTAATAAAGCTGAGAAGAATAAATTAGTAACAAAGGATGATGACAACAAGAAACTAATAAGGCTAAATCCAGAGTTAAAAATTCAGACACAAGGTACTATACTATTGGACTATAAATTTTTAGGCAATGATTCCCAAGAAGGCCAATAAACTTTATAAAGAAGTAGCAGAAGACTTAGATGTATCTGAAGCACTTGTTGAAGCGTTCATTGAAGCATATTATAAAGAAGCAAGAGAGTGTCTTATTGAACTAAAATATCCAAGAATTAATATGGATGGTTTAGGACATTTTGTTGCAAAAAAAGGATTAGTCAAGATTAATATACCTAAGATACAAAAGGTACTAGAGAACCATGATGTATCAACATTAAGGCATATTATAGAAAGAAAGGACTAGAATTAAAACTTGACCAACTGATTCTATTGCAACAAAAGATAATAGAAGAGGAGACTAGAAAAGAAATTTTTAAAAAGAATAAAGATGAGAGCAGTACTAAAGACAATCTGGGAGAATAGAAAAGGAATCCTAGAAGGCATTAAAAACTCTGTAATCAGAGATGAGTTTGTGGAAGACATTGCTAGAATGAGACATGATATCTGTGATGATTGTGAATACTTAGATACAAAAGGGAAGGAGTGTGCTGTAAAAGGTACTCAACCTTGTTGTGCAGAATGCGGATGTTCATTGTCTTTTAAGACCAGATCATTATCTTCTGAGTGTCCTAAAGGTAAATGGGATGCCATTGCTACAGAAGAAGAAGAAGATAAATTAGATGAACTATGAGCATAGTATTTAATGCAGAAGACCACAGTTACAAAAGTATAGATGGTTCTGAAGGAATCAACTGGACAAGTGTAACTACACTTATTTCTAGTTTAAAGAAACCATTTGACGCTAAAGCTGTAGCTGCTAAGGTCACTAAGAACAAACGTTCTAAGTGGTATGGTATTGAGGCTAAAACTATTGAACAGATCTGGAAAAATGAAGCTGACAGAGCAGTAACTCTTGGTACATATTATCACAACCAAAGAGAAGCTGACTTATGTTCTTTAGCTTCAATTGAAAGAGAAGGTGTTACAGTACCTGTGATTTCTCCATCAGGAGAACATGATGGTATTAGATATGCTCCTTCACAGAAGTTAGATCCGGGAGTATATCCAGAACACATGGTTTATCTTAAGTCTGCAGGTATTTGTGGACAATCAGATTTAGTGGAAGTAGTAAATGGTAAAGTAAACATCATTGACTATAAGACTAACAAGGAGATTAAGACAGAATCATTTACTAATTGGGAAGGTGCCTCAGAAAAAATGCTTGACCCTGTTTCTCATTTGGATGACTGTAACTTCAACCATTATGCTTTACAGCTCAGTATTTATATGTATATTATACTTAAGCATAATCCTAAGTTAAAGCCGGGAAGAATCTTTATACATCATATTACATTTGAGCAAGAAGGAGAAGATCAATATGGATATCCGGTTACAGCAAAAGATTCTGAGGGCAATCCAATAGTAAAAGAAGTAATACCTATGGCTGTACCTTATCTTGTAGATGAGGTTATCTCCATACTGCATTATATCAAAGACCATCCCGTAAAAAAGAAATAACATGTTAGCAAGACTATTTGATGTTCAGAATGGAGTAGTAGTTCCCACAGAACACTGCTATACACTCAAAGCTCTTAAAGATGTCATGGACAACTATCCAGAAGACCATCTAAAAATCTACTTGTATCTTTTTTACATGACATGCCCTAACCCGGATATGAACCCTTTCTTTAATGTACCAGACATAGATAAAGAAGATATAATTCTAAAGGAAATACAAGCAGAGTTTTCTACAGAAGATGATGATATTCATACGGCTTTATTATTCTGCCAAAGAATGTATGAAACCCCTACATCTAGAGCATACAAGGGAATGTCATCTATGTTAGATAGATTAGCTAGATACATGGAGACTACACAGATTACAGCAGGAAGAGATGGTAACATTAATTCACTAGTTGCTGCAGCCAAAAACTTTGATCAGATTAGAGCTTCATTTAAAGGTGTATACAAAGACTTGCAAGAAGAACAATCAAGTAAAGTTAGAGGTGGTCAGGGTCTAGCATATGACTCATAAATAGTTAAAAAGCATGGATTATATTTTTACTACCTATTTTACAAGTGGCAATGATCCACAAAGATCAGGGAGCTGGCCAAGTAATGATTTTAATATTATCAAAGATTTTTATAACTCAGTAGTTCAACATGAGTTAAATTGTGTAATACTACATGATCACTGTTCAACAGAATTTATTGAACAATATTCTACTGATAAAGTTACATTTATTAAAGTGGATAAAGTTCTATTAAATATGGTAGATTACAGGTGGAAATTATACCACAACCTATTAGAAGAAATGACAGAAATTAAAAATGTTTATTTCTTGGACATAAGTGATGTTATTATCTTAAAGAATCCATTCAACTTAATGGAAGAAGATGTTCTTTATATAGGTAATGAGGAATCTATTATTGAAGAAAATACATTTATGATGGAAAGATTCCAAATGCTTGGAATTGATCCAACAGAATATGTAGATGATAGAGTATTAAATTGCGGTATATTTGGTGGTAATAGAACAATGATGTTGGAAGCAACTGAAGCAATTGCAAACATCCTAGAAACAGCAAACATTACCAAGACAACAGCTGATATGGCAGCGGCAAATGAAGTGGTGTACAGAAACTATGCTGATAAGTTTATATCAGGTCTACCTTTAAATACAAAATATAGAGGTGGAGCATTCCCATTCAAAGGTGAAAATAACAATGCTGATAAAGCATGGATACAACATAAATAAGATGCATATATTTAATACTAAAGATAAAATAAATTATCCTAGGTTAAACATTAACTATGAGTGAAATTTATCAAGATATACCAACCTATGACAATGGAACATGGACAACTACAAGCTTTGAATCCAGAGAGGACTTCAGTAACTTCATATTTGGAGTTTTCAAAGAACCCGGTAAGTACGGATTCAACAATACAACTAATCAGGTATTTATATCTGAGTCAAGAAGGTTTAGAGATAATGGAGTATATTGCACAGCCCCATTCAAATCAAAAGACTTCATAGCATATTGGGATGACCAAAAGCTAAAGTGCAGGAAAGGGATAATTGTAAAAGATAGTAATAACACATGGTTTCTTGCAAGAGAATACTACATGTGGCTTAACTTTCTACCAATCTTTGATAAGGAACAACAGAAGTTTGACTTTGCTAAGATCCGGGATGCTCAGTACCACATGGCTCTCTATGAGTTATTATCTGAGTTAAACTACAAGCATTCTGCCATTCTCAAAAAACGTCAGATTGCATCTTCCTACTACCATATGGGTAAGTTCATAAACCAGCAGTGGTTTGAAGCAGGGGTTACACTTAAGATGGGAGCCAGTCTTAAAGACTACATCAATGAGAAAGGGTCTTGGAAGTTCTTACAGGAATATGCAGCCTTCTTAAATGAGCATACAGCATGGTATAGACCTATGTCTCCAGACAAGGTAATGATGTGGCAACAGAAGATTGAGGTAAGAAAAGGAGATAGAAAAACAGAGGTTGGTCTCAAAGGTACCATACAAGGTATGTCATTTGAGAAAGATCCAACAAATGGTGTAGGGGGTCCGGTAAAATATTTCTTTCATGAAGAGGCTGGTATTGCTCCTAAAATGGATCAGACATATGAGTACATGCGCCCAGCCATGCGCTCAGGTATGGTTACTACA